ACCTATCAGGGTCAGAACTAGTATACTACAACGGACTTGGTATGCCAGCAATTTACACAGTGTCAGTGCTAGTATTGAGTGCAGGTATCAGGTCAGTGCTGAAAGGTAAGTAGATTATTATCAGAAGTAAAAAGAAAGTGTTTCAGTTAATCAGAGAAAGTGCAAGGGGTAAGTAAGATGAATGAACTATTCTTGATAAACTATGAGACAAAAGAGGATGGATGGATTTGCGATAGACACACTCATTCACTGAGAATAGCAACAGAATATGCCAAGGCATACAGGGATATGGGTTATCGAGTAACGGTTCAGTCAGTCTTAATTAATGAATATGGAAAGGTAGAAATCTAATGGCGAATGTATTTGACAAGGCTTTTGTAATCGGTTATCGTGATGGGTATCATGGGGACATATGGGACAAAGAAAAGTATCACAAAGATTTACAGCCTCAGATGTGGATTAAATACAAGCATGGATGGGAAGCAGGTTTCCTGTCAAGAGTAGAAGAGAAAGAAGAAAGGTTTGCATAATGTTTATGTTAGTATTAATCGGTGGCCTGTTTATGGTAGACAATCAAGAGTTTTTCGGACAGGTAGAAAAGCAGATAGAGCAGGGGTATCAGTGGGAATATGTGGGTAAGCAGTCAGCAAGTAATGACGTACCAAACTTGACAATCCTTGACAAAGATGGTAAACCTACAGTATACTTCAAACTTACAGAGGGAAAGTAAATGCGTAACGTATCTATAAATCTGGGGGATGGATATTCTCTGTCCCTATTCCAGAGCGAGGTCACAGGACTAGTTGAGGTTGTCCCTATCTATGAAAGCACAACAGAAAGTGGGCTGATTGGTGAACCAGTATATGTAAATGGTGGTGAAGAGTTGATAGCACTAGTACAATCAGCACTTGACAGAGACTTTAAGATATGGGAAAATCAATACTATATCGAACTGGAAAAAGAACTAGATGAACATCATGAACAGTACCAGTTAGGGCTGGTAGTAGACAACACAAAGGATACAGACAAATGAGTATGGGATTTAAACCATGTCCACACTGTGATACAGGTGAAGCAGAAGCACTGTATGCAGTGGATGGTAAGATAGAGTGGTACTGCCCTGAGTGTCAGGCTAGTTGGTCAGAAGACCCTGTAGTAAAACAAGAAACACCACTAGAGTTATGGTATCTTAAACATTACGGAGAATATTAAACATGTATAACAGTGTGAAGGGGGGCTTAGGCAATAATGTAACTTTAGAAAATCAGTACGAACTTGAACAGGAAATGGTAGATGGTGGTATTGATAGGTTCAGGAACGAGACAGCCAAAGCCTTAACTGCAAAGAAAGAAAGCAGAACCCTGCATGGTAGAACTATTATTACAAACGCAATTGAAGCAGTCGCCAAGGGTGTAGATGAAATCAAGGCAGGTAAATCCAACAGGGATATTGCAAAGAAAAAACTTGCAGACATTCCATCAGATGTGGTAGCCTATCTAGCAGTGTCAACACTAGTCGATGGATTGTCAGCCAGTACTGTTCTTCTGGGGACAGCCATCAAGTTAGGCACTACAATTGAGATACAGGACAGACTACACAAGTGGGTTCAGGCAGAGGGTAGCACAGCCCTTAACGTAATCAAACTTGCTAATGAGAAGGGCGAAACTGCAAGGGCAGTAGGTCTGATACACAAGATGAACAAGGATGGATACAGCGAACTATCGTGGCGCAAAGAAGAGAAGATGCACGTAGGATTGAGACTGATTGATGCCATCATTGTACACACTGGCCTAGTCAAGATTGAAACAATCATGATGGCGAAGGACAAGAAGGCAAGTTATGTCAAGCCTACTGAGAAAACACAGGAATGGATTAAGGCATTCAATGATACGTATGAATCATGGAAGCCAAGGTTCGCACCCTGCATCATTGAACCGAAGGATTGGACAGACATAACTGGTGGTGGGTATCACTCACCCATGATTGAACCACAGTCAATAGTGAGAGGATGGATAAGCAATGACGATTAGACAACAGATGCGTAAACTTGGACAGCGTGACTTGTCACAAGAGTTTGACTGCCTCAACAGTTTGCAGAAGACAGCATGGACAATCAACAGACCTCTTCTTGAGACTGTACGCACACTGTGGGATAGTGGACAGGAATGGGCAGGGCTACCTGCACGAGAGGATATACCTCTGCCATCTTATCCCTTTGATAAAGAACCAAGCGAGATGAACGAAGTAGAAAAGCAGATGTTCATGGATTGGTCAAAGAAACGCAGGGACATCTATCGCCTGAACAACAGGTCAGTCAGTAAGCGTATCCAGATTGAACGTACACTTCAGGTAGCAGAAGACTATGCCAAGTACGCTAAGTTTTATTACGTGTGGCAGAATGACTTCAGAGGACGCAAGTATGCAGGGACTACGTTCCTGTCACCTCAGTCAGCCGATTGGTCAAAGGCTTTCCTGATATTCAATGAGGGTGTAGCCATCAACAATTGGGATGACGCACGTTGGCTGTGTATTCATGGTGCTAACCTCTATGGTAATGACAAGATAACCTTGGACATGCGTGAGAGTTGGTGTTGGGATAATGTCGATGAATTTAAAAGAGTTGTTGACAATCCCTTTGATAACCTGTATTGGTTAGAAGCAGACAAACCCTTTCAGTTTCTTGCATGGTGCATGGAGTTTGTTGAGTTTGTCAAGGTGGGTTGGGGTTTTGAATCTCACTTGCCAGTGTCAGCCGATGGTAGTTGTAATGGACTGCAACACTTGTCAGCAATCCTACGTGATGTGAGGGGTGGTGAGGCCACTAACTTGCTACCCAATACATTACCTCAGGACATCTACTCAGAGGTAGCCAGTGACGCACTGAGAGCCATTGAGAAGGATGCCAGTGAAGGACATGAGGTAGCCAAGATGTGTCAGCAGTTTGGTATCGACAGGTCAGTGTGCAAAAGACCAGTGATGATTGTTCCGTACTCAGGAACTAAACATGCGTGTCGTCAGTACATTGAGGACGCACTGAAAGAGAAAGTCCAGAAGGGGGCAGACAATCCATTTGGTGATGACTTCTTTGCACCTAGCCTGTACCTATCTAACCATGTGTGGGACAGTATCAATGGTGTTATCGAATCAGCAAGGCGTGTGATGGATTACGTTAAGCAGGTGGGTGACGTGTATGCTGACCACAAGAAGCACATGGAATGGGTAACACCTACTAACTTCTTGGTGATGCAACATTACAATGACCAAGAAAAGAAACGCATCAAGACGTACATCAATGGCAGTGTGATGTCACTATCACGAAGCAATGATATACCTGATGCAATCAACAAGCGCAGGGCTGGCAATGGTTCATCACCTAACTTCATCCACAGTCTGGATGCGTCAGCCATGACAAAAACAATTAACGAATGTACTAGACAAGGCATGACTAACTATGCTATGGTACATGACAGTTACGGAACACACTCTACACACATGCCTCGCATGTCAGAGATATTGCGTGAAGAGTTTGTGAAGATGTACGAACAGCACGATGTACTTGACGAACTGAGGTCACATGCTGTACAAGAACTTGGCACGGATGACATTCCTCATCCACCAAGCAAGGGTGACTTGGACTTGCAGATGGTACTCAAATCTGATTACTTCTTTGCATGATTTCTAAAGTTACATTATTGCCTAACTAACCAACGAAGGAGAAAATTACATGATGGTAATCAAAGGCAAATCACTCTGGACTAAAGTGTTTGAACCAGACACACGCTTCGTACCAGAGGGGGAATACTCAACGCAGGTTGTTGTTCCTGAAGCAGAAGCGGCAGATGTGTGTGAACAGCTTGAGGCTCTCGCCAAGGCGAAGTTTGATGAGGCTGTCAAGGACAATCCAAAACTAAAGAACGTCCTGTCCATGCGTCCAGTTAGCGAACCAGAGTATGATGACAACGGAAACGAAACAGGTAACGTGGTCTTCAAAACTAAACTCAAGGCTCGTATCAAGTCACGTTCAGGTGAGACATACTCTCAGTCTGTATCTGTGGTTGATGCCAAGAAGACACCAATGGATGGTAGTCAGATGGTTGGCAACGGTTCAATTATCAAGGTGGCAGTCGAGCCTGTCCCTTATGTGATGCAATCAACCAAGCAGGTTGGCGTATCACTTCGCCTCAAAGCATTGCAGGTACTCAGCCTCGTAGAGTATGGTGCGCCAAGCACTGACATCTTCGATGAAGAGGATGGGTTTGTATCCAAGGCTGTAGCCAAGGATGATGCAGTGGAAGCCTTCGATGATGGGGATGCAGTAGCGTCTGATGAAGGGGACTTTTGAGGAAAGGGTCATTGATGACCTCAACAATCGTGGCGTTTCATACAAGTATGAGCCTGAGAAAATCTCATACGTGGTGGAACGTCACTACATCCCAGACCTTCTTATCAACCAGATGTGGGTAGAGTTGAAGGGATACTTCCGACAGGATGCACAACGAAAGATGAAGGCTGTCAAAGCACAGCATCCAGAGTTGGACATTCGGTTTGTATTCCAGAAAGCAGATAGCCCCATACAGGGAGCAAAGAAGCGAAAGGATGGGTCAAAGATGACATGTGCTGAGTGGGCAGAGCGTAATGGCTTTGTCTGGAGTGAAGAAACTATACCAGAGGAGTGGATAAATGAGCTTACTGGAAAGTAAGGACGAACTAATTACAGAGGTTACATCAGAGGTTGACGTACTCGTTGACGTGATGCCTTCTGGGATTGGTATCAGTGTCTACATTGATGAAGAGTTGTTCTCAGATGATGCAACATGGGAAGATATGGCAACACGAATCATTGCTGACATTAGAGATAATATGTTTGACGATGAGGAAACAGAAGACATCCTGATGGGCTTCAAACATCTAATCAATGAGATAGAGAATGCAACAGGACGTAAGTGAGTTCATCAGGCACGAAGCCTGTCCTCATTGTGGCAGTAGTGATGCCAATGCCTTATATGCTGATGGTAAACACTACTGCTTTTCCTGTCAGACGTTGACACCTAGTGACAAGGAAGGAGTGATTGCAGTGACAACACAGAAAGAGAACGTAGCGTTCTTGCCTATCGAAGCGACAGGCTTGAACAAGCGTAGGATTAACGAGAAGACAGCCAAGCACTGGCAGTATGGACTATCTACCTTCAAGGGTAGTAAGGTTCAAGTAGCCAACTACTATGATAGGCAGGGTACTCTGAAAGCACAGAAGGTACGCTTCCCTAACAAAGACTTCACAGTGATTGGTGACATCAAGGCTATCAACCTGTATGGTGAACACCTCGCTCGTGACAGTGGCAAGATGATTACCATTGTCGAAGGCGAACTGGATGCTCTCTCGTTGAGCCAGTGCTTTGATAACAAGTGGCCTGTAGTATCTGTGCCACAAGGCGCACCCTCTGCAAAGAGGGCAGTGTCCAAGGCTCTGGATTGGCTCTGCAATTATGAAACTGTTGTCATCATGTTCGACAATGATGAAGCAGGTCAGAAAGCAAGCATTGAAGTTGCTAACATTCTGCCACCTAACAAAGCAAAGATTGCCAAGCTTCCTCTCAAGGATGCTAGTGAGATGATGCAAGCAGGTAGGACAGAAGAGCTAGTCAATGCAGTATGGTCAGCAAAGACCTATCGTCCTGATGGGATTGTAGCTGGCACTGACTTGTGGGATACTGTGACTACAACCGATGACAAGTACACTGTACCTTATCAGTACGTAGGCTTGCAAGAGAAGACAGGTGGAATCAGGCGTGGCGAGATTGTCACCATCACTGCTGGCTCTGGTATCGGTAAGTCACAACTTGCTAGAGAGTTGGCCTTTGGTCTGATTAAGCATGGCGAAACGCTGGGGTACATTGCCCTTGAAGAAAACGTCAAGCGTACTGCCTTGGGTCTGATGTCACTAGAACTAAACAAACCTCTGCATCTACGCCAAGACAATGAGGTTGCAGAAGAGGAGATGCGTAATGCTTTCGACAGTACTGTGGGTTCTGGCAGGGTTTATCTGTATGACCATTGGGGTTCTACTGATTCTGAGAACTTGCTATCCAAGATTCGATACCTCGTCAGAGGGTGTGGTTGTAGCTATATTGTTCTTGACCACATATCTATCGTGGTATCTGGTCTGGACGGTGGGGATGAACGGAGACTTATTGACAACACCATGACCAAGCTTCGTGCTTTGGTTGAGGAGTTGAACTGTGGTTTACTACTCATCTCACATCTCAAGCGTCCATCAGGCGATAAAGGCCATGAGGATGGCGCACAAACATCACTGGCACAACTGCGTGGCTCTGCCGCCATTGGTCAGCTAAGTGATATGGTCATTGGTCTTGAGCGTAATCAGCAAGACGATGACAATCCACATGTAAGCAATGTCCGTGTGTTGAAGAACAGATGGTCAGGCGAGACAGGACTAGCTTGTTCCTTGGAATACATCAAAGATACTGGTCGAATGATTGAGGTACACTTTGAAGATGAAGAAGAGGAAGAAGTTGATTTTTAAACTAGTACGGAGATACAGTTATGAAGTTGATATTCGACATCGAAGCAGACCACCTGCTTGAACAAGTTTCTAAAGTGTGGTGCATTGTAGCAAGAGATGTAGATACCGATGAGGTACACACCTTTGACCCCAACAACATTGAGCAGGGTCTGTCATTCATCAAGCAAGCTGACATGCTGATTGGTCACAACATTATCGACTACGATATGCGTGTACTCAAGAAGCTACATGGCTTTGAGTATGAGGGACAACTGCTAGACACGTTGGTATATTCTCGTACAATCTGGCCTCACTTGAAGGAGTTGGATTTTACAAACTATCAGAAGGGTAAGTTTGATTCCAAGCTTATTGGTAGCCATAGCCTCAAGGCATGGGGCGTAAGATTAGGAGAGTTAAAGGGTGCGTTTAACAACGGTACAGAGAGCTTTGCAAACTTCTCAGAGGAGATGCTCGACTACTGTGTGCAAGATACAGCAGTCAACAAAGTCCTCTATGAGAAAATCATCTCAAAGAACTTCAACCAAGAAGCTCTCGACTTAGAACAGAAACTACATACTCTGCTTGTTGAACAGGAAGAGCGTGGCTTTCCATTCGATGTCGAGAAAGCTGAAGGATTGTTTGCCCAACTTCAAGCACGTAAGCTTGAGATTGAGCAAGAGCTACAGGATACCTTTGAGCCTACCATTGTAGAACTCAAGACGAAGACAAAGACTATCCCATTCAATCCAGCATCACGACAGCAGATTGCTGACCGACTGATGAAGCGTGGATGGAAGCCAACAATCTTCAACGAGAACAGTGGTGAGCCTAAGGTTGATGAGACAGTACTTGCAGGTATTGACATGCCTGAGGCAGAGATGCTAGTAGAGTACTTGATGTTAAACAAACGCATTGGTCAGCTTGGTACAGGTAAACAAGCATGGTTGAAGCTACAAAAGAAAGGTAAGATACATGGTAGAGTTAATCATATGGGTGCTGTTACCTCTCGTTGCACTCACAATAACCCTAACACTGGGCAAATCCCTTCGGTGGGTGCGCCATATGGGAAGGAATGCAGAGAGTTATTCACTTCCCCTGAGGGTTATAGCCTACTTGGGGCTGACGCTTCTGGCCTTGAACTTCGCTGTCTGGCACATTACATGGCTTCTTATGATGGTGGGGCGTATGTCGATGTCGTACTAGATGGTGACGTGCATACGACAAACCAAGAGGCCGCTGGTCTACCTACTCGTTCTAACGCAAAGACATTCATCTATGGATTTCTTTATGGCGCAGGTGATGAGAAGATTGGTAAGATTATTGGCAAGGGTGCAACAGAAGGTAAGCGCATCAAGAACAAGTTTCTGAAGAAGCTACCTGCACTGAAGATGCTGAAGGATGCTGTCTCTAGGGCGGCAAAGGACAGAGGCTGGATTAAGGGACTTGATGGACGTATCATTCCTATCCGTCACAGCCATGCGGCACTTAATACTTTACTTCAAAGTTGTGGCGCAATCATTTGTAAAACTTGGTATGTTCGGATTGCCGAAGCTATCAAAGAGGCTGGACTAGATGCACAGATTGTTGCGTTTGTCCATGATGAAGTTCAACTAGTTGTTAAGAAAGGACAAGAAGATGCAACAGGGAAACTTATTCAGTTATGTATGGAAGAGGTCGAGCAACACTTCCAATTCAGATGCAAGCTCGACAGTGAGTACCAGTTTGGAAACAACTGGGCAGACACACACTAGAGAGTGTCTACACTGTTCAACCCCTCTGGTTCAGGGAGATAACTGGTCAGATGGTAATGCTCGTACCAAGCAGTACACATGTCGAACATGTGACAGCATCAAGGGTAGGAAGAACAGGCTCAAGAGACTAGCCAAACAGATTGGTGCAACAGCCCTTCGTTCCTACAACGAGAAGAAGTCAGGCGAAGTGTACATCATTACTAACTCAGCATGGCCTGAGTGGGTAAAGATTGGACAGTCAATGAGTGCTGAAGACAGACTGAACAACTACCAAACAGGTAGCCCAATGCGTGATTACAAGTTGGCCTATGCTGTGTTCTCTAAGGACAGACGCAGGGCAGAACGTGAGGCTCACAAGAGAGCAGAGCTTGTAGCAGAGCGTAATGGTGAATGGTTCAAGATGTCTGTAGGCCAAGCAAAGGAGTGCATACAACATGGACTTTGATTTTGTGTTTAAACTAGTGTTGACATGTTGCTTCTTTGGTGTTACTGTCTGCCTCTGTATCAAGTGGATTGTAGAATCTTACCTTGATTGGGTGCAGGTAATGACAGGCGTGAAGGTCATAACCCTAGCGCAAATGAAAGAGCAACAACGTCACGAAGATAGAGAGGAGCAAGACGATGACCCTACTGCTTATTGATGCAGACATTATTGCTTTCAAAGCATGTGCATCTGCTGAAACACCAGTAAACTGGGGAGATGGTCACTGGACACTACATTGTTATGAAGATGATGTAGCTATTCGGATTGATGACCAGATTAGTAAGCTTGAAGAAGAAGCACCTGTCCAAGATGTAGTCTTGGCTTTATCGGATACCAATGAGAACTTCCGTAAGAAGGTAGCACCTTACTATAAAGCTAATCGCAAGGATGTACGCAAGCCTATGCTTTTGCCTTGGGCTAGACAATACATGCTTGACAAATACAACACCGTAATCTACAAAGGATTGGAGGCTGATGATGTCCTTGGGATACTTGGTAGCAACAATACTGAAACCATCATATGGTCAGAAGACAAGGACTTACTTACAGTACCTGCTAAACACTGGATTGATGGTGAAGTCTTTGTACAAGACAAAGCTGGGGCTGACTATAACTTCTATTACCAAACACTTGTTGGTGATAGCACAGATAACTACAAGGGCTGTCCTAAAGTTGGCTCTGTTACTGCCCATAAACTTCTTGGAGCTAACTGCTCGTGGGATACAGTTGTTGAGGCATACGCTAAACAGGGCTTATCGGAAGCTGTAGCTATTGAACAAGCAAGGCTGGCACGTATCCTACGTGACGGTGAGTATGATACAGACACAGGAAAGGTAACACTATGGAAGACATGAGCAAGATGGAACAACCATCAATGTTGGAAGACATGGTAAACAGCCCACCACACTACATGGGTAACATCGAAACAATTGACTACATCGTTGATGTGCTTGGTGAGTGGGAAGCAATTAGTTACTGTCATGGTAACGTAATCAAATACACAGGCTCACGTCTGTTCAGGAAGGGTAACCCTATCCAAGATGCTGAGAAAGCTATCTGGTATCTGAACAAGATGATTGAGTTGATGAAGAAAACAAAAGGAAAGAACTGGTGAGGGTAGTACTAGTTGACCACATGGGCAGTGACTTGACTGTTGTAAATGCCGCAAGAGTTTCATTCGGTAAACACACAGACGAGTTCACTGCCAAGGATGAGAAGCTTATCCAGTATCTAGCCAAGCACAATCACTGGTCACCATTCGCACACTGCTTCATGCAGTTCCGAATCAAAGCACCAATCTTTGTGGCTAGGCAACTGGTCAAGCATCAGGTAGGACTGACATGGAATGAGGTATCACGTAGGTACGTTGATGATGACCCTGAGTTCTACTATCCTGATGAATGGAGAGCAAAGCCTAAGAACAGTAAGCAGGGTAGTGATGGTAGGGCAGAGTCACAATACTTTCCTACCAAATATGCAGAAGACATCTGTGAACTAGCCCTTGTTAATTATCGGAAGATGATACAGCAGGGGATTGCACCAGAACAGGCACGTATGATACTACCACAGAATACCTACACTGAGTGGTACTGGTCAGGTAGTCTCATGGCTTTCTCTCGTGTGTGTAATCAGAGGCTTGACCCACATACACAGGAAGAGACACAAACAATAGCAGGGTACATTTCAGAATACATCTGGTCATTGTACCCTAACAGTTATCTAGCATTGAAAGGAACAGAGGATGGATTTCAAAGAGTATCAGAAGAGGGCTAATGCTACTGCTATCTACGATATAAAGTTTAGTATTATGTATCCTACACTTGGACTAGCAGGTGAGGCAGGAGAAGTAGCCGACAAAGTAAAGAAGATTATTCGTGACAATAAACAGATTAAAGATGAGCGTGTAGAGATTGCCAAGGAACTTGGTGACGTACTGTGGTATCTGGCGGCTGTGGCACGAGACATTGGGGTAACGCTTGAAGATGTAGCAATGATGAACATCGAGAAGCTTGAAAGTAGGAAAGAACGAGGAACATTACAAGGGAACGGTGACAACAGATGAATAACTATCTACCAACAGATTACCAGACCTTCATTGCTACCAGCCGATATGCACGATGGCTAGACGATGAGGGTAGGCGTGAGACATGGCCTGAGACTGTGGCACGTTATATTAACTTTATGGGTAGTAAAGTAAAACTACCTAACAAGACATGGGATGAGCTAGAGGTTGCCATTCTAAACCTAGACATCATGCCATCCATGAGAGCATTGATGACAGCAGGTGAAGCGGCTGACAGGGACAACACCTGTATCTACAACTGCTCGTACCTACCAGTAGACCACATCCGTGCCTTTGATGAGGCTATGTTTATCTTGCTGTGTGGTACAGGAGTAGGCTTCTCTGTTGAGCGTCAGTTCATCAGCAAGCTACCTGAGATTCCAGAAGCACTGGACTACAGTGATGACGTGATTGTTGTGAAGGACAGCAAGGAAGGCTGGGCTAAATCGCTTCACAAGCTGATGTCACACCTGTACTCAGGGGACATTCCTAAGTGGGATACATCAGGTGTACGCCCAGCAGGTTCACGATTGAAGACATTCGGTGGTCGTGCCTCAGGTGCAGAACCTCTTGAAGACTTGTTCAAGTTTGTCGTAGCCAAGTTCAAGGGTGCGGCAGGTCGTAAGTTAAACAGCCTTGAGTGCCATGACATCATGTGTAAGATTGGTGAGGTTGTGGTAGTTGGTGGTGTACGTAGGTCAGCAATGATTAGCTTGTCTAATCTGAGTGACGGACGTATGGCACACGCTAAGTCAGGCTCATGGTGGGAGAACGAGGGTCAACGTGCGTTGGCTAATAACTCTGCGGCCTACACTGAGAAGCCAGACATGGAAACATTCATGCGTGAGTGGTTGGCTCTGGTTGAATCTAAGTCAGGTGAACGTGGCATCTTCAGTCGTGTTGCGGCAGATATGCACGTAGCAAAGAACGGCAGACGTGAGACAGGACATGAGTGGGGTACTAACCCATGCTCTGAAATTATCCTACGTCCATACCAGTTTTGTAACTTGACTGAGGTAGTTGTACGTGCTACGGATGACATACAGACATTGAAAAACAAGGTACGTCTTGCTACTATCCTTGGTACTATTCAGTCTACCTTTACTAAGATGCCATACCTACGTAAGATTTGGCAGACAAATACAGAGGAAGAACGACTACTTGGTGTATCACTGACAGGTATCATGGACAACAACCTACTGTCTAAAACCATAGACAGCCCACGCTGGCTGGCAGAGATGAAGGAAGAAGCCATCAAGACTAACGCTAAGTATGCTGAGAAGTTTGGCATCCAAGCGTCAGCGGCTATTACCTGTGTCAAGCCATCTGGTACAGTGTCACAGCTAGTAGATAGTGCATCAGGTATTCATGCACGTCACAGTGAGTACTACATCCGTACTGTTCGTGGTGATAACAAAGACCCACTAACACAGTTCATGAAGGACAGTGGTATCCCTGCTGAACCATGCGTCATGAAGCCAGACAGTACTACAGTCTTCAGCTTCCCTATGCGTTCACCGATGGGTGCTACTACTCGTAATGACATGACTGCACTGGAACAGCTTGACCTGTGGAAGACCTACGCTCTGGCGTGGTGTGAACACAAACCATCTGTAACCATCACAGTACGTGATGCAGAGTGGATGGAAGTGGGAGCATGGGTATACGAGAACTTTGACATCTGCTCTGGTATCTCGTTCCTACCACACAGTGACCACACCTATGCACAAGCACCGTATCAAGACATCACAAAGGAAGAGTATGACGAACTGTATGAAAAGATGCCAAAGGCGATTGATTGGTCGGCTCTGTCTCTATATGAGAAAGAAGACTCTACCAGTGGGTCACAAACTCTAGCCTGTAGTGCTGGAGCGTGTGAGATTGTAGACATCAACCAGTAAGAGATGGGGGTGAAAGCCCCCTCTTTTTCTAAAGTTACATTATTGGCTAATAAGGTTTTGAAAAATGCAAGTATTTGGTTACAGTTATACTATAACTGATGCTCTAATAAGTAAACTAGAAGAGCTATATCCAGATAAGATACCTACTGAACGAGTGAGTGCAGAAGATGTAGCTTATCTACAAGGGCAACAATCTGTAATCTCTAAGATTAAAGATTTACAAACAGAAGAGAAGGAATAAGTTATGGGCGGTCTATTGAGTTCTCCTAAAGCTCCTACCCCACCACCTGCTCCTGCAAAGCCAGTTACTGCTGTAGCTAAAACTCCTACATTGGAGCTTGAGGATACAGAACTGGAAACAGCAAGCGATAAGCTTGGCAAGGGCAAGAAGGGCAAGAAAGCTTTGAAAGCTGGTATGCAAGACCCTGCTACACAGACAGGTGCTGAAGGTGGCGCAATGTCTGGTGTACAGATTCAGAATTAGAGGTAAGTCATGCACGATGAGGGAATGGTAGCAAAACGCTACAGCCAGTTGGAAGGTGAACGTGACACTTTCCTAGAGCGTGGGCGAGAAGCGGCAAGGCTTACTATCCCCACGTTGTTACCAGATGAAGGACACAGTTCTTCTACTATCTACTCAACACCCTATCAGGGTATTGGTGCTAGAGGTGTAAACAACCTAGCTTCAAAGCTACTGCTTGCACTACTACCACCTAACAGTCCATTCTTCCGACTGACGATTGACGACTTTGACTTGCAAGAGATTGCAGGTGATGCTCGTGGTCAGGTTGAAGAAGGGCTTGCACGTATTGAACGTGCGGCAATGCAAGAGATTGAAGGACGTGCTATTCGTGTGCCTTCATTTGAAGCTCTAAAGCTTCTTATCGTTACAGGTAATGCACTAGTATATATGCCCAAGAAGGGTGGCATGAAAGTGTACCGTCCTGACCGTTACTGCGTAAAGCGTGACGCTATGGGTAACGTACTAGAAATCATTACAAAGGAATCAGTAGCACCAGTAATGTTGCCTGAAGATGTTCAGGCTATGCTACCACCATCTGACAATCCTAAGAAAAACCTTGACCTCTACACATGTGTTATGAGAGAAGGTTCAGGATGGACGACAAAGCAAGAAGTAGCAGGTATGGAAATTCCATCTGCTAAAGGTAAGTATAAGGCTGACCAGAACCCATTCATCCCACTACGGTTTATCCGTATTGATGGTGAAGATTATGGTCGTGGCTTTATCGAAGAATACATTGGTGACCTACGAAGCCTAGAGTCTCTAACTCGTGCTATCGTACAAGGCAGTGCGGCATCAGCCAAGCTACTGTTCTTGGTACGTCCAAACGGTACAACCAAAGCTAATCAACTAGCAAAAGCCGCTAACGGTACATTCGTTACAGGTGATGCTAATGATGTATCTGCGCTACAGGTACAGAAAGCTGGTGACTTCCGTGTAGCACTTGAGACTATGCGAATGATTAATGACAGACTTGCTTCTGCATTCCTACTTAACAGTAGTGTACAGCGTTCTGCGGAACGTGTAACAGCCGAAGAAGTACGCTTCATGGCACAGGAACTAGAGACTGCCCTTGGTGGTGTGTACTCTATCTTGTCACAAGAGTTCCAGATGCCTATGATTAATCTTCTTCTTGAAATCCTACAGCGTGAAGGTAAGATGCCTAAGATGCCTAAGGATACTGTGAAGCCTACTGTAGTCACAGGTATTGAAGCACTTGGTCGTGGTCAAGACCTTAACAAACTTGCAACATTCTTGCAGTATCTTCAGCCACTGGGGGCAGAGGTTATTGCAAACGAAATGAACCTAGGTGATTATATTGACAGGCTTGCGGCCTCACTGGGTATTGATACATCTGGTCTGATTAAATCAGAAGAGCAGAAGATGCAAGAACAGATGGCACAACAGCAAGCAATGCAACAACAAATGCTTGAGCAGACTGTAAGTGGTATGGCGCAACGTGCCGCCCCACAGCTTGCACAAGGAGCAATAGAACAGGAACAATAAATGTCAACAGAAACGGTTAATACTTATCAAGAACCTGCGCCTGAGTCACAAGAGCATGTAGATGCTATGGTGGCTAAAGCAGACCAAGCAGTACAGGGTGGAGATGATTCTCGCCCTGAATGGCTTCCTGATAAATTTAAATCTCCTGAGGAGATGGCTAAAGCTTACTCTGCCCTAGAAACAAAGCTAGGTCAGGGTTCAGAGACAGGGGCTTCACAGGAAGAACAGACAGAAGCACTGGAAGAAGCTGTAACACAGAATGCTAGTGAAGTCTCTGAACTACTAGATAGTCGTGGACTAGACTTTGATGTATTCCAACAGGAGTACCTTGAAACTGGTGGACTATCAGATGACGCATACCAAGCTCTTGAAGAGTCTGGTCTGCCACGAAGTATGGTTGATACATGGATTGATGGGCAGAATGCTCTAGCTGGGCAACTGACATCAGACATTTACAATATGGCAGGTGGTGAAGAAACCTATACTGATATGATGCAGTGGGCTTCTAACAATCTACCTGAATCTGAAATTGACGCATACAACGCAACATTGGACAGAATGAACTCAGATGAAATTCGTCTGGCTGTCCAAGGTCTGACCGCACGGTATCGTTCTGAGGCCGAGCCTAACTTAGTACAAGGTACTACAGGGGCAGTCTCTGGTGGGAAGTTCAATAGCAATGCAGAGCTTACTGAAGCTATGCGTGACCCCAGATACGCTAAAGACCCTGCCTACAGGCAACAGATAGCTGATAAGCTTTCTCGTTCTAGCCTGTTCTAACAGTTGTTGCGATTGGGGAGAGGGATGTCTCCTTTCCGTCCCTCTCTCCTTCTAAGTACATCTACGTGGTGTATTTAGAAGGGGAAACCCTATCTCAAGATTACTAACAACAAGTACTTATGACCCCTTGCGAGGGACAATCTTAGAGAAAGTAATAGTAAGGTTGAGGCACTAACTTAAACTTAAAAACATGAGGTGATAAAATGGCAATGCAAGGTGCATCCAATCCAGCCTATGACGTATCTCGTCTAGGTCAAGACAACCTCTCAGGTGACGTTCGTGACCTTTTCCTAAAGCTGTATGCTGGGGAAGTCCTTACTGCATTTGAGGCAAAAAACATTATGACTCCTTTGGTACGTTCACGTACAATTACAAAGGGTAAGTCAGCATCATTCCCAATGACAGGCCGTGCGTCTGCTGAGTACCTGACCCCTGGAAACGAAATCACTGGCGGCAAAATCCGTGCTGGTGAGCGTATCGTGACCATTGATGACTTGCTGATTTCAGCACAGTTCATTCCGTCAATTGATGAAGCCATCAACCACTACGATGTGCGTTCTATCTACTCGAAAGAAGCAGGTATCGCGCTGGCTAAAGAAGCTGATAAGAACATCCTACGTCAAGCACTGAAGGCGGCTCTGTCAACAAACGCCACTCGTGCTGGTGCGCTTATCCAGAACTACTCTACTTTCGGTGAAGAAGATTTCACTGATAACATTACTATCGGTACTGCGGCGGCTGACGCTACAGACCCAGCGAAGATTGCTAAAGCTATCTTTGACGCTAAGAAAGAAATGGATGAGAACAATGTACCATCTGACGGTGCATTCGTTGTTCTGCCACCTGCTCAGTACTACGCCCTTATGGACGTAACTGACGGTTCTAAGTTGACATTCATGAACCGTGATTACGGTGGGAACGGCTCTGTAGCTTCTGCTACTGTTCCAAACATCGCAGGTATGCCTGTGTACATGTCTAACCATCTGGTAGTTGCAGACCTGATTGAAACATCAGGCGCATCTAAGGGTCAGTCAAAGGGCAACCGCCCACTGGCTAACACTGCTGGTTCAGGCCGTACAACTGCATACGACATCACTAACACAACAACAGACGGTGTAAACCTTGTTGACCTTGCCGCGAAAGTACGTGGTCTGGTTATGACAGAAGACGCTGTTGCTACTGTTAAGCTGATGGACTTGGGCGTTGAATCTGAGTACCAAATCAATCGTCAGGGTACACTGATGGTTGCTAAGTACGCAATGGGTCACAACGTACTGCGTCCTGCATGTGCAATTGCTCTGTCAACTGCATAATTAATCAGGAGGGGGGAGCTTCGGCTCTCCCTTTTTTCCATGAAACAGACAAAGATTCCAAAGAAGTCTCGTGTAAACGAGGCAGGTAACTATACCAAACCTACTATGCGTAAGCGAATGTTTAACAGTATTAAAGCTGGCACAAAAGGCGGTAAGGCTGGTCAGTGGAGTGCGAGAAAAGCGCAGTTGCTTGCGTCACGTTATAAGAAGGCTGGTGGGGGATATACCTCATGAAGAAGCCTCAACAAAGTTTAAAGAATTGGACAAAACAAAAATGGCGCACCAAGTCTGGTAAGAAGTCTGCCGACACAGGTGAGCGTTATCTCCCTGAAGCGGCAATCAAATCCTTGTCAGCCTCAGAGTATGCCGCCACAACTAAAGCCAAGCGTGAAGGTACACGTAAGGGTAAACAGTTTGTCCGTCAACCAACAAAGATTGCTAAGAAAACTGCAAAGTATAGGAAGTAACATTATGCCTATGGTCGGTAAAAAGAAATACAGCTACACTAAAGAAGGCATGGCTAAAGCTAAGAAAGCCGCTAAGAAATCTGGTATGCCTATGGAAGTCAAAGAAAAGCTGTCTAAGTATAAGAAGAAATAGCCATGTCTATTACTCATGCAGGTGAAACATTTAGGGGTATGCGAATACCAAAGAGAACGCCTAATCATCCTACTAAATCACACGCAGTGTTGATTGGTACTAAGGATAGTCCTAAGATAAAAAGGTTTGGTCAGAAGGGTGTAAAAACCAATCAGACAGAAGGACAACGCAAGGCGTTTAAATCTCGTCACCAGAAGAACATTAGTAAGGGTGAAGAATCTGCGGCATACTGGGCTAACAAGGTCAAGTGGAGTCCAAGCAAGACCCAATCTTCTTCTAAGAAATGGAAAAAAGGTAGTTAAGTATGGCACAAACAACCAAACTAGACGCAGTGAATACTATGTTATCTGCCATTGGTGAAGCACCAGTGAACAGCCTTTCCTCTGGTTTGGTTGAAGCCGAAGTAGCAGAAACTATTCTAAACACTGTTGACCGTGAAGTACAGTCTATGGGCTGGAACTTCAACACAGAACTAAACAAATCATTTGCACAAGATACTAATGGTGAAATCCCACTAGGCACTGACATCCTACGTGCAGACGCTACGCTCAAGGCTAATAGTAAAAACCTTGTACAGCGTGGACTGAAGATGTATGATAGGAAGAAGCACACATTTAACATTGGTGCGGCAGTCAACCTTGATGTAGTAGTGCAACTAGACTTTGATGACCTACCAGAAGTAGCCAAGCGTTACATTACGCTACGCTCTACTCGTATCTTCCAAGACCGTGTGGTAGGCTCTAACACATTGCATGAGTTTGAGCAACGTGATGAACAGATGGCTCTCATGCAACTCAAAGAATTTGACACAGAGACTGAAGACCATAACATCTTTGACAACTATGATGTATTCTCAGTCATTGACCGACAGGGACGGAGAACATTGTAATGGCACTTATTAGTCAATCTATCCCTAACCTTATTAATGGTGTATCACAACAGCCACCCTCTCTACGCTTGAACACTCAGGCAGAACTACAAGAGAATGGGTTGTCTAGTGTAGTATCAGGTTTGTCCAAGCGTCCATGCACAGAGTATGTAGCAGACCTTGGCACTATCTCTAACCTTGATAAAGCTTTTATACATACTATCCGTAGAGATGAAAATGAGTTCTACTCTATGGTAGTAGATACTGCTGGTACTATTAGGGTGTTTGACAAAGACGGTGTATCTAAGACAGTCACAAACAATGCGTCTAGTTACCTGAATGGATTGACAGACCCTAGTAAAGAACTAGCGGCAGTATCCATTGCTGATGCTACCTTTATTGTAAACAAAAATACTACAGTAGCTAAAGATACTACAACATCCTCTACTCGTAATCCTGAGGCTCTTGTCTATGTTAGACAAGCTGACTACTCTTCAACATATCGTCTGAAGATTACTAAGGGTGGTAGCTCTGGTACTGTAGAATTTGCAACTAAATCTAGTACACAATCTAGCACATCTTTGACACAGAACGCAGAACGTGGTGCATCTACTGACTTGATTGCACAGAACCTCAATACGTTTGGCAGTAGCAGTGTAAGTACTACCTACTATGAAAACATTACTAATAGTGGTGCAGTAACAGGCATTAATATTACTCGTTATGGTAACGTACTACACATTCAATCTACTGACAGTACAGACTTTGTAGTAGAGGTGGGTGACTCACATGGTAACGAACACCTTAAAGTGTTTAAGGGTGAGACACCTGACTTTAAAAAGCTACCAGTAGAAGCTCCTAATGGATTTATCATTCAGATTTCAGGTGACAACAACAAAGCACAGGATGACTATTACGTAAAGTATGACGATGGCGTATGGAAGGAAACACTCAAGGCAGGTGCATTGACATCCCTTGATAACTCTACTATGCCACATAAACTACAGAAACAAACAGATGGTACATTCATCTTTGACGAAGTAGATTACATGGATAGAAAGGTTGGGGATGATGTTACAAATTCTTTCCCTTCTTTCATTGGATTTGAGTTTAATGATATTTTCTTTCATGCTAATCGCATGGGTCTTTTGGCAGACGAGAATGTAATTCTATCTCGTGCAGGTGAGTTTGTTAACTTTGACTTCTTCCGTAAGTCTACACTAACTGTTGTGGATAGTGATGTTATCGACTTGGCAGTATCGTCAAACAAGGTTAGCATTCTTAAACATGCTGTACCATTTAACGAAAGTCTTATCCTATTCTCAGACCTGACACAGTTCAAGTTGGTGGGTGACCCACTTACTCCTGAAACTGTATCTATCAGTAACACTACAGAGTTTGAAGCTAGTCTAACAGCCAAACCAGCCAATGCTGGTAAGTTTATGTACTTTGCTTCTAAGCGTGGTGATTTCTCAGGCATGTGGGAATACTTTGTAGATACAGACACTGATACGAATGATGCCAGTGAAATTACTGCACACGTACCAGAATATATTGACGGTGAGATTACTAATATTCAAGCCTCGTCTAATGAGGATATGATTTTAGTACAAGCTGATGATGATTCTGAATCTTTGTATGTGTACAGATACTACTTCTCAGGTAGAGAAAAATTACAATCAGCATGGTCTAAGTGGACATTCGGTGATGATGTCATTGGTATGTCATTCAACCTTGCTGACATTATGCTACTAATTAAACGTGGTACTAACCTGCATCTTGAAAAGATTAACTTGTCAGTAGATGATGCTGAGTCTGTTACAGATGGTGGCTTTCCTATTCTACTTGATAGACGTGTTAAGTTCAAGACAGGTGGTGTAACTACACTTCCATATACTGCACCCTCTGACATTGAGTATGTAGACCAACGTGGTAAGATTATTAAATCTACTGACGTATCAGGACTACTATCAGATGGTGAAACAGTATATGCTGGTGTACCATATACATTTAAGTACCAGTTCTCAGAACCAGTAGTTAAGATTAACGATAGACCTGCTACAACAGCAAAGCTCAAACTACGAAGCTACGCTGTTGTGTACAACGACACTGGCTTTTTCCAAACAAAGGTCACCCCTGACAGACGTAGCACCTACACCAGTACTTTTACTGGTCGTATCGTAGGTGGAGCTTCTAACCTTCTAGGTAAGGCGGCTATTGATTCAGGGACGTATAAGTTCGGTGTACTAGCAGACAGTAAAGACACTAAGATAATACTAGAAAGTGACAATCATTTACCCTGCTACTTCCAGTCAGCAGAGATTGAAGCTTTCTATGTACTGCGTTCACGGAGAATGTAATGAAAGGTTATGTGAGGCAAAGTACTCAAGCAGATGTAGACTATCTTGCAGACAACCTGCGTGACGGTGACAGGCTTGAAGTGCTTGCCTCACATGGCAATCCTAAGACTGCACTGCAAACAGGCTTTGACGAGTCTGAAGAGTGTTGGACATTCTTAACAGAAGAAGATGAAATAGCAGGGATGTATGGACTAGGTAAGATAGATGACATGACAGGAATGCCGTGGCTTCTTACCGCCCCTGCAATACACAAGATATGGTTACCCTTTCTAAAAGGTTCTAAGAAGTGGGTAAAGGAAGCAAACGAGAAGTACCCTGTACTTACTAATTATTGTGATGAAGAATATACTATGGCTGTTAAATGGCTACAGTTTGTAGGCTTCACCTTTATCAACAAAAACCAGATAGGTAATAAAACTTTTTTAGAGATGGTGAGGATTAAACAATGAACTACGGCATGATGGCTATACAAGGATTGAAGTTTATACAAGGGGTTCAGGCACGAAACCAAGCCTATGTAGAACAACAAGACCTGTACAATAGAAATAGACTAGCGGCCGCCCAAGCTCGTGACCTGAAAATCCAACAGCTAAATGCACAGGCTTTTCAAACAGCAGAGGTGTACACGCAACGTAAACAACAAACTGCTATCCAAGCTCTCAAAGCACAAGAGGCCGCAGTTGTACGTGCTACCTACGAAGGTAACAATCTTGACTTACAACTGCTAGATGTTGAAGCTCAGAAACTACGAGCAGATACTGCATACTCAGAGCAAAATACTATTGACCAAAAAAACATTGCCTATCAACGCATGGGTCTTGACGCAGAAATGAATAACAGAATTAACTCTGTTCAACAAGGTAAACAACCTCCAAGCTTTGGCATGACCATGCTTGAGGGTGCGGCTACCATGTATGCGGCTGACTACGAGTTCAATAACGAAAAGTTATTTGGTACAATCTTTGCCTCTGGGTCAGATGCTACAGGAGCTAATACTAGCGCACTGCCAGCAGTAGGGGATATTGATTAATGGCTGAAATTATTAAAGCACCTGAAGTTCGTCCTGTTGGTGGCATTGTAGATACGTATGTTAAACCTGTTGCACAGCCTAAACAACAGAGCCAGCTAGGACAGTTTATGCAAGCTCTTGCCCCTGCTATTGCAGTAGAGGAAGACAAAGCTCTTAAAGAAAAACAAAAGCGTGATGCAGAGATTGCATCTGAAGAACTTAAAAACAAAGCACATCAGATTGACTTAGCTTATACTAACGTCATTCAAAAGATTGATTCAGACTTTAAAGAGAATGGTGACACTTACCTCAATGAGAATACTCATGAAGAGGTAATGGAAAAGTATAACGCATTCTGGACTAACTACTCTCAACAGATGCTTGACTCTGGTGTAGACAAACTGTTAGTAAATGGTTTCAATCGTAAGATGGAACTAGACCTTGCGGCTTTTGGTTTGAAGCTAGGTGATGCTTATCGTGTTAAGAACATTGAAAAGCAAGACGCTACACTTCTTGGTGTTATTGGTAATATTGCTGACCCAGAAGAAGTAAAGACCAAGGCTAATAACCACATCAATGCTACAGGTGGTAATGCTGGACGTGTTAACCAAATGTTGGTTGATGAGGCAGTACGCTTGAGTAAACTAGGTCAGGGTGCTGGACTTATCGAAGCCCTACAGACTTTTGGCAGAGATGGTACAAATATCTTTAACATTGAAAAGTATAGGGACAGTTGGGTAACAATCCAATCTAACCTTGCTACACATGGTAAAGCAGTCGCCAACGCTAATAAAAAGGGTGCGGCTCTTTCTACTATGAATCAATTGTTTCAGGATTACTTTGACCGTCCTGAAGGACTAAAGCTTTCTGAAAAACTGTCTATCGGTAACGAACTTACTATTGACTTAGGTAGCGGTGTTACACATACATTTACTCCTACGTTTGACGATTACCGTCCTATGATGGAAGCGGCTTTTGCACAGGAAATGACTGATATTGAATCAGCACCTATTCCTGATACAGCTAAGACACAGCTTCGTTATGACCTTGAGCGTAAGCGTTTTGAGTTTTATCTTGACCACGGTAAAGTACCTCGTGATGTATCATCAGCAGTTACTGATGGTATTGGATACTTTACTCAGGGTAATCTTCAAGATGAAAATGTAATGCTACTTGCTGAACAAGCTTTTGACAAACTAAGACAAGTAGACGCTTACTCTGACGGTAACTTTATTAAGCATGTACTTACTGATGCTAATGATAGAAACAGGTATAACACAGTTAAAGAACTAGTAGAAGATAATGTACCTTTACAAAAAGCTATTGGTATTGTACAAGGTTATGTGCGGTTCAAGGAAGACCCTTACAAGTTTACTGTTGCAGAAGTACAGGATGTTATTGATACTGGCATCTTTGACTTTACAGACTTAGATGAAACAGATGTAGTACGTAGTAATCTTATTCTTGCTGAAGAAGTTAGCGAGTATGCTACTATGTTGTACAATACAGGTACTGTTACTGACAGAAAAGAAGCTCTTCAAAAAGCGGCTGTAACTGTAGCCAAACAGTTTATTACTGTTCGTGGCACAGGTGGACAACTAAGTGCTATCCGTCTTCAACGTGGTGATGCTAACAAGACAGCTACTGTTGATGGCATGGAAGAAGCTCTTAGAACACTACGTGATAACGGTAAGGCTATGCTTGCTATTGCTGAAATGTTTCCTGATAGAGATGTAAGTCCTGTTAGTATCTTTGGCGGTGGTAATTCATTTGACTTGATTTATGAACCAACAACTAACCCTAATGTAGTACATGTCTGGGCTGTTCGTCAGGATGACCCTAACAATCTTTCACAAGCACAGCTTATTGGTCACTATGATTTAACAAAGTCACCAGAACTAGCGGCTGAAGAATTTACCCAACGTACTATGGAACGTCTAAACCTTCAACTAGAAGAAGAAGGCGAAGACGCTTGGTATGATAGGTTTGGTGAAAGCATCACTAGACTGTTTGGTATTTCTGAAGCTGGTGCGGCAGAACTAACACCTGAAGACATCCAACAACTTGCACAGACTGTAGAGGATGTTACACCTGCTGTTGAAGAAATGGTAGATGAAAAAGGTATGGACTTAGGCCGTGCTGTTATGGAAGGCTTGTATCGTGCAAGAGATACAGGTGAAGAAATCTCAGCTACTATTGGTAACATCATTCGCTCTTACTTCTCTGATGAAGAGGTAGGCATTGTACTTGGTGACCAATCAGGTAAAGAAGAATTAATTCAGGCTAGAGAAAATATATCTTCAAGTAATGAAGGACATCTTTCACAGGCGTTGAACATTGCTGTGCGTAGAGGTAAAGCTACATCAGATACAAAGCAACGTATTATTGATGAGATACTTTTGCCTATTGCTTATCATGAATCTAATAGAACACTAGACCCTGCTACGCAACAGATTGGAAGTAAGATTGCAAAAGGTATGCTTCAGATGGAAGCACCAAGAGTAGTTGCTTCTGTCAAGCGAATGGCTCGTATTCTAAAGAAAGAAGGTAAGCCTATTCCTGATTGGGCTAAAGAAATGGTAGCGCAAGCTGACGTTACTCAACAACAGATGAAAGAAGTCCAACGACTTGTTAATAGTCGAACAGAACCAATGACACCTGTAGAAAGAAAAGTACTCTATGAAAATCCAGTATATGATGTAAGTAAACTTACAGCAGACCAACAGCTTGCTCTTGGTTTGTATGACATGCTTGGATACAAGGGTGACATCAATGATGTACTAGATGGTAAGATGAGTATTGAAAAGTTCTGGTCTGAGTACTGGCATCAAGGTGACAGTCCACAAGCACAGGCGGCATTCGCTTCTAACTACAGGAAGTTACAAACACTAATGGGGAACTAAATGGAAGAAGAAACTAAAAAAGACGTATTCAAACGTCTTGGCTTTAGCACGTCTTACCCTTCTCCTATCGAAAGGGTTTTTAGTGATGAAGAAATCGCAGAAGCCCAGCGCAAACTAGATAAGGAAGCTAAAGAACGTACTAAAGACATGGGTTTCTTTGACCTGTTAGGCAGACGACAAGCCACTCAGGGTACGGCTATGGAACTGTATGACTTAGTTAGAAGTCAAGGTTTCAAAGACGAAGGTGAAATTATCACCCCTGAGATGGCTGAACTGCTTACAGAGAACCTTACCAGTGAACGAGCTATTGAAGATGTTCTCAAGGCTACTAACAAACATGGTATGCAGTACGGCATGTACCTAGCTAATCAGTATCGTACATCTGACACAGTTAAAAAAGACTTGGCAGACGCAGGGTTTAAGGGCGGTGCGGCAATGCTAACCTCTGACTTACTTGACCCTGCTGATACTGCTATCATGGCTACTACTGCTTATGGTGTATCTGCTGTAGCTCCACAGTTTGCTCCTGTCACTGCTCCTGTAGCGGCAGGTGGTGCAAAAGTAGCTAGACTGTTTAGTAAGTTTAAAGATAGTCGTAAGTACTACGCAACTGCCTTTGCTGTGGGTGCTGGTGAAACTGCGGCTCTTGAATCTCTACGCTCACAGACTGACTATGACATTACAGGTGGTGATGTTGTACTTGCTTCAGCCCTTGCTGGTAGCCTTGTAACAGGTTTTGCAAAAGGCAGTGACGTTCTTGCTAGACGTGGATATGCTCAAAGCATCCTACGTAAGATGGCAGACGATGAAGAACTAAGTGCGGCAGAAGAAGCATTTGTAAAACAATACTCACCTGCTGTACAAAACCCTCAGTTTGTTAATCAAGCTCTTGAGCGTGATGACTTTAGTGTAGTTGAGAGTGCCTTTGAACAGGACACTAGAACTCTTAGAGACATTGGTGATGATGAAGCTCCTCTTGAAATGAGAGGTGGTGGTTTATCTGTACGTGGTCTTATTGCTAGTATGCCTCGCATCATGAAATCTGAAGACCAACTAGCTCGACAGCTAGGTGCAAAGCTTGGCTTGATTAGTAGCGGTCTAAAAGGAATGGCTACACCGTTTGGTGCTAACGAACTGCGTGATGCCATGCAGATGCAGGTACGTGGTCGTATGGCTAATCCCTTACGTGACATTCAAGATAGATACAAACAACAGTCTGTTGATGGTAATCTTGAAAGCCTACATGAACAAGCTACTGCTTACCTACGTTATGGTGACGAATCAGTACACCCTCTTGCTAAAGAGATGGCAGACCTCATGCGTCCAGAGATGGACAGAATGATACAGACTGCTCAGAAGTACAACGTAGCTGGTTTTATTAAAGATGCTGACATGGCTCTTGAAAACTATGTGCCTCGTTTCCGTAGTGAAAAAGCAATCAGAGATTTACAAGAACGCTATGGTAAAGATGCTGAACTGTTTGATGAGCTTGCTGAACAAGCTATCAGAGAAGGCCAGCCTAACATTGTAGCTAACATTACACGTAAGCTCAAAGACGCAGGTAAGAAGCACGATAAGAAAGCTGTAGATACTTTCATTAAGAAAATGTCAGCAGGTTACATTCGTAAGTTTATGGACTTAGATTCTCGTGATGGTCTTCGTTTTGGTAACAATGATATTGACCTTGAACAGTTTGAGTCATTCCTGAAACTAGACTTTGATGAAGCAGAAATTGATATTATTATTGATACTCTGACATACTCAAAGAAAGTTAAAGGTCATAAGCGTTCACGTCCTCGTATGCAGTTAAATGAACGTGCATCCATTACTAAGATTATCAATGGTGAAGAAGTAACTATTGCATTTGATGACTTGCTTGAAAAGAATGCTATTGCTATCTTTGATGGGTTGAACTTCCAGATGTCAGGAGCTATTGCTCTTGCTCGTAATGGTATTGATACAAACAATGCTGGTTCTGCTTTCTCAGAACAACTTGCAATTCTACAAAGACGTGGTAAAGTAAAAGACAGTGAGCTACAAGCTCTTGAGTTTCTGTATGATACAGTCAAGGGTCAGCATGTTTACAAGTCTGGCTTTGCTCCTACTACTATTCGTAACCTTGCTCGTTTGCGTGAGTTTAGTTTTGCAGTCAGCATGGGTATGTCAGGCATGGCATCACTTATGGAACTTCCTATGGTAACTATTCCATATGGGTTTGAAGTACTACGCAAGACTGTACCACAGTTTGGTAAACTTTTCCGTGACATGAAGAATAAGGAAATACGTAGCAAGCTAGGCAGAGAAATGGCGGCTGGTACTGGTCTAGGCTCTGACGGTATCACTAACAAAGTTACTCCTATGAAGAGTAGGTTTGAGGGTGAGGGTCTTGAAGGCTTTCAGTTCAATGAAGAGTTTAATAAACTAGATGAAGCACTAGGCTATGGACGTGTGTACATGAGCTTAATGTCTGGTCTTACAGGTGTTACAGATATTCTAAGACGTATCTCTAACTTTAACTTTGCTCATAAATGGTCACTGTATGCTGATAAAGACAAGTTACCTTTTAGTAAAGTACACAGAGAACAGCTAGGTATTACTGACGAACAAGCCAAAGACATGCTTGCTCAGATAAAACAACATCGTACCTATGGTAAGGATGGTGAACTAGAAGCTTTGAATGTAGATACTTGGGATAGAAAAGACTTGGCAGACTTGTTCTTTCTTGCCGCACGTAGAGAGGCTACTCAGAACGTGTTGGAAATGAATGCAGGTTCTGTTAATGGTACTCTTCGTAGTCCTTTAGGTATGACATTCTTTCAGTTTCTTTCGTTTCCCATCTCGTCAATGGAACAGATTACTATGCGTCTAGGTGTTCGTGCCGCTAATGGTGAAGCTATGGAAGTGTCTAAGTTGATACTTGCATCTACATTGTTGGGTGGTCTAATGTATGGCGCACGTAGTTACATGAACTCTATGGGCAGAAGTGACCAAGACAAGTATCTTGAAGACCGCTTTGAAATGGCAGAAGTTCTTAAAGGTTCATTGTCTAACGTAGGTGCATTTGCTTTGGGTGGTTACGTGTATCAAGTTTCTAATGGATTACTTGACGGTAACACTAGAGCATTGACACCAGCAGGTGTATCACTTGTTACAGGCGTAGGTAAAACTCTTGGTGATGGTTACGAAAACATCTTTGGAGATAGTGACTTAACAGAATCAGAAGTACGAGGTATGTTGCGATTACTACCTTTCTCTTCGTTATACGGAGCTAGGCAAATACTTAACGGCATAGCTGATGGATTTCCAGAACAATAAAGGATAGAATATGGCACCTCGTTCATATAAAGACTATACTGGGGATGGTAGTACTACTACCTTCTCCATTACATTTGATTATCAGAAGGAAGCTGAAATAAGTGTAACCGTGGATGGTACTGCCGAATCTGGTATTACCTTTCCTTCTTCAACTCAAGTACAACTTACTAGCGCACCTGCATCTGGTGCGTTGGTACGTATCAGACGTACAACAGACCTATCGGCTCGTGAAGTAGACTTTGCCTCTGGCTCAGTGTTGACTGAAGAAGACTTGGATAACTCAAACATTCAGGTCTTCCATGCCGCACAGGAAGCCATTGATACAGCTAACGACTCTATCTCACTAGATGATGATGATAAATGGGATGCTAACTCAAAGGTTATCAAGAATGTAGCTACACCTGTAAATGGTACAGATGCGGCTAACAAAACCTACATTGACACGCAGACTACATCTGCCGCTACGTCAGCCACCAATGCGGCTAACAGCGCAACTGCGGCCGCCACTAGTGCTACTAATGCGGCAACCAGTGAAACTAATGCCTCTACTAGTGAAACTAATGCGGCAACCAGTGAAACTAATGCGGCAACTTCTGAATCAAATGCTTCAGCAAGTGCTACTAGTGCGTCAACAAGTGCGGCTACAGCTACAACACAGGCTACAAATGCCAGCACATCTGCAACCAATGCGGCAACCTCTGAGTCTAATGCCTCAACTTCTGAAACTAATGCCGCTACCAGCGCAACTAATGCGTCTAATAGCGAAACACTAGCAGAAGAATGGGCTGAGAAAACTAACGGTATTGTAGATAGCACAGGCTACTCATCTAAAGCATGGGCTACAGGTGGTACAGGTGTTACAAATCAATCAGGTGCAGGTGCGGCAGAAGAGTGGGCTACTAAGACTACAGGACAAGTAGATGGTACTGAGTATTCTGCTAAAGAGTACGCCATTGGCTCACAGTCTGGTCAAACATCAGGCTCTGCAAAGCAGTGGGCTATTGGTGGCGGTGCATCTTACAGCACTAACACTACAGTAGATGGTACAAACTACTCAGCTAAGTACTGGGCAGAACAGGCGGCGGCTAGTGCAGACTCCGTGGATGATACGTATCTTGGCGCAAAGTCATCAGCCCCTACGTTGGACAACGATGGTAATGCCTTGCAAACTGGTGCGTTGTATTTTAATAACTCTTCAAATGACTTGTTTGTTTGGAACGGAACTTCATGGCAGGTGACTGCTGTAACAGCCTCTGGCTTTGCTACTGCTGGTTTTTCAATCGCTATGTCAATCGCTCTATAAGGATATATTATGGCACAGAATTTTAGACGTTATACCCTAAACTCTGTCGGCACGTCAGCCGCAGATATTCCTGATGGGGCTAACTTTGATAGCTACGATACGATTGTAGGTATCCACATGACTAACACAACAAGCAATGCTATCAACGTAGACTGCTACATCAACGATGGTACTAACAACATCTACTTGGTAAAGGGTGCGCCTATTGCCGCAGGTGGTGCGTTGCAGGTACTTGATGGTGGAGCAAAGGTAGTAGTCCAATCAGGTGACAGGCTCTGGATTAAATCAGATACAGCAAGCTCACTGGACTGCTGGGTATCAGCCGTTGATGCAATCAGTACATAAGGAGTAGACTATGGGATATGTAGGTAATCAAACTACAAACGCCTACACCAGTATCACTAAGC